GGTCCTGCTGGTTGAGCGCCACCGCCACCGCCACCGCCACTACTAGGACTAATATCTCTACCAAATATGTCTTTGCCTATTTGATTATGACTAGCAATAATTGCATTATGCCTAGCTATTCCTGGATGTACTTTTGGTGCAACAGGGTTTGAAGATATACCCATGTCTGCTCTTGAAGTACCTCCATCAAAGCCTGTGCGTGGTTTACCTTTGTTTGTATATCCACCTGGAGACATATTTACTTGCTTGCCCTCAACCATCTGTCTAGCTGCCATAGTGTACTTACCCATCTTGGCTGCTGCTGCAGGACTAGCTGCTAGGAAAGCATTGATAGACTTTTGATCACTAGGTCCACTATAGCCCAACGCTGGTAGTATCTTGTTTGTCATTGTCTCAGGCTTGAAACCCATAAATTTTTTAGCCATATCTTATTTCCCTATTTGCATCCACAACGATGCGGCAATGAATGTTATTACTGCTACGGTTGACATCTTTACAATGGTTGACCATACACCTCTTCGTGTGTCACGCCACGTTTCTAGTAGGTTACGCATCTCAATTATATCTTTACGAGCATCATCATCATGTAACCCTACCTCACGCAATGCTGCTGTAGCTCCACGCTTGGCTGCACGATTTAGCATATCCTCTAATTCTTCTGGTGTCATACTATTTCCAATGCGCTGCTGCTAATCGGTGAAAGGTTCCAGTGGCGCTACCATTATTTCCAGGAGTGGTTTGAGTACATACATAATTTGTAGTTCCTGTTCCAGTATTTTCATCTTTCCAACTATAGTGATTGGTAGCACTCTCTAAATCAATTTGCAGTAATTGGTCAGAGTTGCTCACTGTTACACCATTCACAGGAATAGTATCTTCGCAAACTCCTGAACCAATAGTTACACCATTATACTGAGTTGACAAAGATATGGTCTTAGCATAGCTTGAAGTGTTGTTGGCACTTTGAACTGCTGCTGTAGAAACAGGAGTAGAACTATTGTATCCAGTAATTTCCCAAACATGACCAACCGATCTACCACTGCCACCATTACCAGAAATGTATTGCGAACCAGATGCAGAGGTAGCCAAATAATATATTGCTGACATACTATTCTGAGCATTACTTGCAGCGAGTGTCATGCCTGAACTACCTAAGTTACAATATGTATTGGCATAGCCCGGCATTGCCAATGCAACAACAACAACTTTTGTACCAGAACTTAGAGTAACCCACCCAGCAGGAAAGCCGTTGCCAGTTGTAAGTATGCGGCCTTTATAAGTTGCAGAAGGTGCGGCTGCAGAAACTGAATAATACTCATTAAAAGAATTTGAAGCACCAGAACCTTTGCCAATCATAGCACGAATATCACTGTCGTTCATAGATGCTTGAGTACCACTAGAACCACCTGCTTCTACGTGTATTTGATTTAAACTTATTTGACCACTACCGGGGAGAGGCATTACTCACACTCACACTTTTTACAATTATCAAGTTGTTCTTTTAATTCTTTTACAGCTTCAATAAGCACACCTACTAAGTTACCATAAGCTACAGATAAGTACTCACCCTCTTCTACAACCTCTGGCATAACTTGCTGCATCTCTTGAGCTATAACACCTGTACCACGCTGACCATCATTGAGTTCACTTTTGTAGTTGTAAGTTACTCCACGCATCCGTGCTACTTTTTCTAGCGCACCTTCAATAGTTTCAACGTTATCTTTTAGTCTTTCATCTGAGTAAGCTGTGATGTTTTGTGTTGCTGTAAAAGAACCAGACACATTGTTACCATTATTTGACAAGTTACCCAAACCTACTTCTGCAGGAGTATCAACAGTACAAGTAATAACACCAGTGCTGTTGTTGTAAGATATACCAGTACCTGCAGACAAAGCTGCTCTAGCAGTATTAGTTATACCACCACCAGCAGTGCTTAAAGTTCCGCTAACAGTAAGGTTACCTGCTATTGTAGCATTCTCGTCTACAGTAAGTGTATCTGTTTTTAGTGTACCATCAAAGAAACCATCTTTATACTGTAGTACAGATGTACCTAGATCTAATGTGTTAGTTGTCTTAGGTCTTACCTGAGATGCCGTAACAACTAAGTCTTGTGATGGCCCTACCTTTTCAATAGGTGCGCCCTCTGCTGCTGTTCCATCATGGGTATGACCAGTACTAGCATTAAATGCTGACTGTACTTGATTGTACTCATCATTGAAATCGTCAGCGTCAATAACACTTCCTGTGGTAATATTAGCTGATGCCTGTCTTGTATAACCTGCCATTGTTACTGCCTATCATGTTGTCTATACTCAAGTACTGCTGTGTCAAGAGTAAAGGTTGGGTTTGTTGAGTTATCTGTGATCCTCATTGCTATTGTTTTGAATGAACCTACTAAGTTTTGTTTGTATATCTGATCTAGTACACCACCATAAGTAACACCAGAACCTCCATATATTGAAGTAGATGCACCATATAAACTTATACCACCACCTGCTGCTGATGAAGACACTGATATAGTTGGAGGCTGTATAACACTTGGATCATTACCTGCATCAAAGTCTATCTTAAAATTTACATTTACATTCATGGTTCCTGTAGGTTGGGCATACAAGGTTAGTTTGTACATAGTCTTACGTATCTGTGGATCTGTAATAGGCATAAACGGAGATTCATATATTGACTCTATAGGACCACCATCAAAAGAGTTACCTGAATCCATCCTGTAACAGAAACCATCATCATTGCCAAACATAATAGTTTCTTGTGCGCCTGAGTATGTGCTATCTGCTACGTTTACTTTTAGTCCTTTAGTTCTGGACCAAGCTATACCACTACCACCTTGGGCTACAAATTTAGTTGCTATCAAACCTGATGCACTACCTGCTTGTACTGTAGGTATATATGCAAATAGTCTATACTGGGATTTACCTCTGACTAATACAGAACAGAATACATCTGTCTGTGATATAAACTCGTTAGCATCTTTATAAATTGGGTCAGATGCAATGTCAAGAGCAAGGTCACCAATACGATCAGTAGCACTAAGTAAACGTATACCATCAGGGGATAGGTAAGCTATGTCACCACCAAATTCCTGTATACTATCTGGGTTAATACAGCCTATTCTATCTGTTATAGGTTCTAGTTTAAAGTCAGATGAAGTACTACCTACAAGTTTTTTAATTGTGTCTGTAGTAAATATGATAAGCTGTTCACGAAAGCCTATCATACCTGTTACATCAAAACCTACATTTATTGTACCAGCACCATTACTTGTAGCAAAATCATCTACTGTGTTTGGCGCTGTAAAAAATATCTTGCTACCCTTGGAATAGAAAGCATGGTTTTTAAATACTGCTACATTCTCTGCGCCTTGTACATCTGAACTGTTTGATGAAGATAAAGATGCTATAGTGCTTCCACTGGCATTAAATATAACTGGATAACTTTTACTATCAACAAATATAGTTTTGTCTTCTTGTGTAAAGTTAAAGGATGCGTATCTAGCCTTTAGCGTATTTGTAGAAGAGCTTGTACCTATGTGTGACCAAGTAGTTCCTGTACCATGAAAGTATAATGTTTTGTCAACTTGAGTAGAATGAAACGTACCAAAGGTAAGAACAGTATTGTCTGATATTGATTGTGCTGAGTCAAGTACAATGCTGTTTTGATTTGTTAGTGATGCTACTTTTACAACAGCAGATATGCCTGTGCCTGTAACAAACATACCAGCCTTTATGTTAGTAATAAAACTAAGTACAACATCATCTGCTAGAGATACAGCAGTATCTAGTATAATGCTATTTTGACTTGTTACTGTCTTTACTGTTACTTCACCAGAAATACCAGTGCCTGTTACTATCATGCCTTTAGTAATAGTTCCAGTAAAGCTTACACCAGTACCAGCAACACTAACACCTGTGACTGGCCCCTCTGCTAAACCTGTACCTGCTATTGTAGCTGCTGTGATACCGCCTGATCCATTTACTCCAGTTATTGTTATGGTTGCATCATTGGCTGTAGTAGCACCGTTTAGCTGTGTACCAACTACTTTAATTGTTTCACTAGCTGTATAACCTGAACCTGCTGCAGTAATAGCTACAGTATATGTAGTACCTGTTTTAATTACATTGAATGTAGCACTACTACCAGAACCACTATAACTAGACTGCGTTGGGTTTGTGTATGTAACAGCACTAGAACCAACAGAAGTAACTGTGATAGTTGCGTTGTTTGCTGCAGTAGCACCACCTAAGTTTGCACCAAGCACCGTTATTGTTTCGTTAACTTTAAAGCCTGTACCTGCTGCATTTATCGCTGCTGTGTACGTGCCATTTGTATTTGTTACATTAAACGTAGCACTTGCGCCAGATAAAGAAGTAGCACCTGTTACTGCTGTAAAAAGACGTACTTTATCTAGGGCAACTGTAGTTTTATTAGTGATAGCACCGTTTACTACAGATGTAGCTGTGTTGTTATCTAACGATACTGCTGTAGCACTAGATACTGCTCCGTTTACTGTAGAGGTAGCTGTCTGATATTCTGTTACAGTAGCAGTGTCCATCTTCCTAGCTGTTACAACTCTGCCAGAAGATACAACCTTCATAGCAAGAACTTCTCCACCGCCGGGAACTTTAATATTACTAAACTTATCATATCCCTTTAGCTTACTGTAACCACCTTCTCTATCAGACTCAAAGTTCTGTAAGATAGTAGCAGAGCCTACAGCATTAGTACCCTGTTGTAGTGGAGTAAGGTTGGATATTAACCCACCTTTGAACTCCATAGGGAATGTAGTCCATTGTGTTGCCATTAGAAGCTAACTCTTCTGTCTCTTAGATATGGTGTTCTATTTATATTTATTACTCGTAAGTCTTTTATTTGTTTTTCAAACTTTCTAAGAGCTACGTCTGCGGCTTGTGTATCACCTCTAAACTGAAAGGCATAATACATTGCGCCATCTACTATAGCAAATCTATACTGCTGTGGCAGCGATGGTACATCTAAAGGGTTCTCTAAATCATAACCCATTGAGTAGTACTCATATACTATAGTGTAAGCTTTATCGGGTACAGGGTGACATATTAGTTCCCTACTAGGTGTACGTACAATAAACTCAGGCACACCACGTATATTTGCATCTGTATTAAACTCATCATCAGCGTACTTCTCCAACCATTCCTCATAGACTAGTGACTTTAGTTTTACTGTTCCTGTGTTAAGACTGTTGTCTCTTTTTACACGAAACGAGTTCATGTTAATTGTTTTAGCATCTACAGGATAGTAGTACTTCATAGCACCTGCAGCTAGTACAAGATCAGATTGTACATGGTTCCAAGGCCACTCAAACTCTTCTTGATTTATGTGTCTGACTGCAGAGTTAACAGCATCTTTAGCTATACTGTAGTACCCAGTAGCTGCTGCAAAGTTTGCTTCGGTTAGTGCTACCTCATTTAATCTATGATTAACATCATTTACTAAACCAAGAAAGTCGTATGCCATTTATCTATTCCTAATTGGTAATATTACAGAACGCTCGTATGTAAGTCCTTGAGTAGTGTTTATACGAACAGTAATATTATATCGTACATTGTTTGTTCCTTGTCCAAAACGTGCAGTTGCTACGTTACCAGAAACAGTACCTGCTATAAACTGTAAGTTATTTACTATTTGAGCAGTTGATACTTGGGTCTTTGTTCCATCTGCAGCATCCACAAAGAAGACTGCTGAAGCTATAGAGTCAGATCCTAGAAACCTAGACCAGTCTACGCTGAAGTCTGCTGTTTCATCAGGGTCTTTTTCAGGCCATTTGTAAGACATATCTTATCCTTAGTTTAGTATGTATACTACGTTGTCTGTTCTTACAGGACTTATAGTTACTGTTCTGTTTTCTGCAGGAATGTATACAGTTCTATTACCTATAGTAGGTGCAATTATTGTTACTGTTCTGCCTCTACTAAAGTTCTCTGCAAAGTCATCAAACGGAAAGAGTACACCAGTAGGGTCATCTAAGTTCTGAGCTATAGTAGCATTTACATCAGGAAGTGTAAAGAAAGCTAAACCTGTTATACTTGGTACTACTTTATCTATTACAGCAGTCACAGATGTTGGAGTATGTGTGGCTTTTCCTTGTGCTGTTAATCCTATAGATACGCCACTAGTAGTAATAGTATTACCCATAGCGTTACCATGAGCAGTGCAGTAGTATCTCATTCCTATTCCAGGTGCAGAGCTTGGTACTGCAAAGGTTACACTTGCCCCAGACTGACCGGGAGTACCACTGCTTGTTACACCAGTTGTGTAACTATTGTTACCACTCTTAAATGCTAGTGGGTGTCCAGCGTTAGAAGAATCACTCAAGTCAAATGTATATGTTGTTCCTCTTACAAGCTGTATAGTTGGTGTAGTGGTTCCATTTAAAGCAAACTTGTTACCGCCAGAACTTACTACTGTTACAGTAAAGGTGGTAGTGCTATCTACTGTAGTGATGGTATTACCCATACCATTACCGTGTGCAGTACAATAGTATCTAGCTGGTAGTGTACCTGAACTAGCAAGTACTAGCGTTACTGTAGCCCCTGATGATCCTGCTGTTCCTGAAGTAGTAACTCCTGTAGTGTAAGCATTACCAGATGCATCTTTAAATCTAAATGGGTGTCCACTGTTAGTAGCATCACTTACATCAAAGACGTATGTTAGTCCTTTTGTTAGTGTTAACGCAGCAGCTTCTACACCATCTATGTAAAACTTGTTCCCACTTCCACTGTTAGCTACAGTTACTGTGTAGTTGTTTCCTGTAGGCTGTACGTCATCACCAAAGACTGCACCAGACATAGCAGTTTGAGATGGTAGGTTCTTATTAGCTACTCCTTGTATGCTTGGTGCGTTAGGTGTGAACGTTCCTAGTAGAGAAGGATGTGTAACGTTTGCTTTACCTGATAGTGTAAGTGCAGCTATGCTTGTGGTGCTTGATACGTTAGCAGTAGTTATATTTGCTTTTCCATCAATGTCAAGCGAAGCGTTGGTTAGTGTAGCAGAAACCCCTGTTAATGCAGGTAGATTCACACCACCAGAGAATGTTGCAGTGCCTAGTATGGCTTGTGCAGATACAGAAGCTGGTACAACACCTATGCTGTACTTAGTTAGTTCTGCTGAGAACGGTGTCTCTGATACTGCAGCAAAGCCGAACATCTAAAACTCTGCATCAAATGCTAACCACGCAGGAGTAGACCTAAAACCAAACAAGCGGATGGAACCTGCAGAATTTGACCCTGCTTGAACTGAAAGCTGTGGCCTACTTGGGTGGTTATAGCCAATAGCTACTGATGTAGCAGTATTACTGCTGCTGTGCTGAAGGGTTACTCTAAAGTCTCCAACAGCAGAGTAAGAAAGAGCAGGATCTGCTCTCATTTCTTCTATCGCCATAGGAATATACCATGCTGCAGTTGATCCTACAGCTTTACCTATAGCACCATATTCAAAACCTGAGTCTGCATTTATTCTTTGATAATACCTTTTGCACTTGCTCAAAGTAACTCCTACTAGTTCATGCTCGAACGGTGAAGCTTGACTTCCCTCCTCTAACTGAAAGCCAGTCCAATAAGTAGCTCCTGATGGACTGCTTACATAAGGCACGATGTTATAACAAGTATCACTTCCACCTACATTGTTAGAGGTAAAAGTATAAGTATATCTTGTCCAAGATGTAGCGGTAGTTAATCCAGTTGATGTATCATTAACTTGTGTAGTAGTGGTTGCACCAACGGTTGTACCCGATGCTGCAAATATATTTATGGCTTCTCCAGCATTAGCACTTTTTAAATAAAACGATAAAGTAAACTTTTGACCTGATCTGAATACACCACCTTCACCAGCAGCAGGTAGTTCTATAGCTTGCCTTAACGCAGCGTTACCAGACGAAGGGTCTATTTTAAGTGAATAGGTAAAACCATCTGGTGCATCTGTTGACTGCCCTCCACCGCCACCATTATTATCTACTGACCAACGGTCTGCGTTATAAGCTGAACTTGCAGCACTAAACGATGTTCCCCTTTGGAATATTTCCATAGCACCATTGATCAGCAAATTGCGTCCAGAAAGCTGTCCTACGCTAGGAAGATTGTCTGCGAGTTTTCGTGCGTTGCTCATGTGTTCCTCCTAACTATGCAATTTTACAGATACTAAATTCATTAAATCTATCACTACTCTGATTGTATAACTTACCGTTAAGTAGACGAAAAACTATATAATCGTTTGCAGCAAGCTCAACTACACTATGTAAAGCACCACTATCATATGTGGTTTGATTAGTATAAAAGTGTCCTCTGTGATTAGTGTAAAGTGGGGTATCTGAATTTATTCCTACTAAAACTCTGTGAGGACCATGACTACCACCATATACAAAAGGTGTCAGCATTATACTGTAAACGCCAGCAGTAGGAACTGTAAATCTTTTTGTTGAACTGTTAAAAGTTATACCTCTATTAACAAAAAATACATTAAAAGATAATAAAGTATCGCTAGATGGGTGCGTCATAGCTGTACCCATTGTGCCAGCTATAATAGGCTGTCTAGGATTTGTAATATGACCACTGGTGTTCATTGTTTGAGTAAGGTGGTTAGCAATAGTATTACCACCACTAAACATCTCTAAATCAGCAGCAGCTTTTAGTTTAAGATCACCATGACTAGTGTATATATACCTAGAACCAGACCAATCACCACCCGAATATGTTGATCCTATAGAACCTAAAATAATTCTTTGATTGATGTCGTTGCCTATATGCATTTCAGCAAAACCAGAAGAAGCAGTACCTTGTTGTACTTTTGCAAACTCATTGTTACTTGTGGTTACTGTAGTGCCATCAACACCTAGGTAACGTGCATCGGCTGCTGCTTGGTTGAGTGCATCACCAACGCTAAACGTATTGTATGCAACAACTTCTATCTCATCACCTGCTGCTGCACCTGATGTAAGTGTTACTGCTGATCCGTTGCTTGTGTAGTCTACTGTTTCATCCAAGAGCAAGCCATTCATAAACACTTGTACAAATCCCTGTGTGTGGGATATGCTAAAGGCTGTCTGTCCTGCAGTAGCTGTGAAAGTAGTACTGCTGTAATTGCCAGAACCTATGAGGTTAGCTACATCTCTTGCTCTTGTCATTAGGGTGCGCTTTCCGCTAAGTGTTTAGCATATGCTGTTTTGATTGCGTCTGTGTGTACTTGTGCAGCAATAGCTTTTACATCTGCACTTTCACCTGATATGTCTGCATCTGGTGCTACGACATGACGGTGAAATGATCTGCTAATCTCAACACCGTCTTTCTTGATAATGGTAGCTGTTCGCACTTGGATGTGCTTGAAGTCACCGACTATCTCAATTTTATCTTGTACTGTTTCTTCTGTTAATGCCATTGTTTATTTCCTAGTTATTAGTTTGTCTGATACACTACACCACCAGATATTCTTCCTGTGGTATTTAAATTCCATACGGCATGACCAGCATTAGTATCACCAGTCCACGTATACATTAACATTATATCTGTACTGGCGTTAATCCACTGTGTAGCGAATTTACTATTGGTAAAGTTAGTATGGATAGCCCAAGGAACAAAAGAACCCATATCTGCTCCACTATCGGCTGTAAAAGGTAAAGAAATTGCAGGAGTTCCACTCATACCACTTGACGATGTAATTTCCATATCTATCCAAACTCTGCACAGCCTACCTACTTTAGTGTAAATTCCTGTTTGATAATTATATGAATTAGAACCGCTACTGCCAGTAGCTAAATATATAGGGTTGTAAGAGCCAGTCTCATAATCATCCAGCTTATTAGCCGCAGCAGTACCACCAATGTAAGCACCGCCAGAGAGGTAGAGGTCTTTGAAGCGCATACCAGTATAACCAAGGTCAATAGCATTATCTCTTGACGCTCCTGCACTTGTTACTGGTCTTACTATGTTATTACCAAAACCAATATAGGCGTCCGTACCTTCGGGAGAGCCAATGTATAAATTAGAACCATTAGCACCAATAGTTCCCACAGATGAGCCATCTTTCTGTATGTCAATAATTGTACCATTAGATGTTGCACGATCTACAGCTAAAATACCATCAACTTTTCCGTATCCTGCTGGAAAAGTAACTTTATTTGCTTCAATAAGTTTAGCATTATCAAATCTTGTAACCTGACCAGTGCCACCACCAACAACAAGAGCAAAGTGATGGGTAGTTGCTGTTGCTGTAAAAGTAAAAGAGTGCGTACCAGTACCTAAGTTTGAATTAGTAACAGTTTGATTTCCGTTTGCAGAAGTACCTATGTATAATCTAGTAAGAGAGCCAGCATCTACTGTAACGGTAACCGATGCTATATAACTTCTACCAACAACAAGATTATCAACCTGTTGATTTGCAAAGCCGTTTACACCACTGCCGGGTGTTAATTGAAGTTCATTCGAAACAATAGCGAGGGTTGAACCAGTTGCAGTCCAGCCAGTAGTATTAGTAGTAAATTCAGCATTACTAAGAAGATTTGTACTAGTTCCAAATGTAACTTGATCTGTGAATGTTGTAGCGCCACTAACATTACCACTAAGAGTTATTGCACCAGTAAACGTACCACCCGAAGCAGGTACATAGTTACTGTCAGGTATGTTAGTCTCAAAGGATACAACATTAACAACGTCATTCAGATTAGCTGCAGATGCTAGTGTGACTGTGCCAGTACCAGTTGTGGTGAAGTCACTGTCATCCATGAGGATACCGTTGACGTATACCTCTATCTGTCCTGCAGTAAATGCTAATACTTTACCGTCATCATCAGCACCAGTAAACGCTGTCTGACCCTGCGAAGCAGTGTAGTCAAACTTAGTTCTGCCAAATGATCTTATGTCTTTAGGTTCAGTGCCAATGTATGACATGATATTCCTTACTCTTCAGATGCTTTCTTTACAACCTTTAGGTCAAACGCTTGTGCTACCTGCTTGTCTTCACCAACGGCTAGTGCTACTGAGTTAGCATTGCAGTGTGCTACAAGAGCAGCAATGATCTCGTCCTTGGCTACCCTGGCTCTGTTAGTCAAAGCATTGTCAGCCCAGTCCTGTGGGGATGCTGCTGCATACTCAAGACACTTTAGTTCAGTGTCGGTTAGTGTTACTTTAATCTCTGCCATATTATACTCCTATGGTTTTGTAGGCCAAGTTACATCATCTAATGATGTTGCGCTTTTAGTTATATCACGCAAGTCAGTTCTATACTTCTTCTGTGCATCAGTCATAGTTAGGTCACTTGATGCCCACCAGTCTACTTCTGCTAATCTTCTGTTACGCTCTTCACGTAGTAACCTCATGGGTTCTGCTGCTACAAGGGCATCCTTCTTGGCTTTGACTTTATCCCACGTTGTACCGAAGTGTGATGGGTCTGAGCTTTCTATTGCAGAGCCGTTGCTGTCTGCGCCCATGACCTTACGGAACATAGTCTCGAACTCTTTCTCAGTTGTTGGTTCTCCACGCAACACCCATTCGGTTACGCCTAGTTCTGTTAATGCTGTTGCTATATCTGTCATTTGTTTATCCTATTTACGAAAGTTTAATGCCAAAGAGATTAGAGCCATAAGCACTTCTTACAATATAATTACCCTGCCCATTACCTGATACTTTAAGCACATCATTTGCCGCAAGAGTATAAATTCGATGCCCTGTGCAAGTATAATATTCATAATTACCGTCAATATTTGTAACATTATCACGGCTATCTATAATCTTTGTTGAGTTAACGTGGAGATAGTTTTCTTGGTATCTTGAATTTCCGCTACCTGTGTATGCACATCCTACATAAAATTGTAATAAATAATCTCCTGCCTCTGTAACCGTTAACAAATCATTACTTAAAGTTGCTCCAGTTCCTATCAAGCTAGACATATCGTATGTTGTTGTCGTGGACGCAGAAACAGTTGTGTCACCTAATGTAACCCCAAAGTATTGAGCTTTCATACCCAAGCTAGTAATAAAAGGAGCCGCCCCTGCCGTAGTCTGTATCGTATCAACTTTTAAGATAGAACTCATTGCGCTATCTCCTCTAGGGTAAGAACATAAGTATTTGCATTTGATGCATAATCGTTAACTCTTAAATAACCACTTTCTTTTCTTACCTGAACTGTATAGGTAAGCGCTGAAGTTGAATTTGGAGTATCTACAAATTGAAAGCTCCAATTTATAGGCGACCAGTTAGAAGGTAAATTTTGAAAACCATGACGGTCATTTTCTAAAATAGTGCTGCCATTTCTTTGTACTCTTAAATATACGCTTGATGTGTTTTGTACTAAGCCTCCTGCATAGTGCCTTATAGCAATTAAACTAGTACTAAACTTTGGTGTGATTGAAAAAGTGGAGTCTGTGTGTACGGTAAAGTAATTTCCATTTGAGTTTACATCGGTTTGGCTAGTACCGCTAAAATGTTTGAATTGAATAACATGACCTGGGATAGCCACCCCATTACCACTAGTTTTTTCGTTGATGGTGTCTACCTTTAGGATGCTCATTGGGCTATCTCCATTATAACCATTCTAGAAGGTTCACCATATTGATTATGTCTAGCTGTTCCATTGCCTCTTATTCGAACTTGTAATGTATACGTTCTTGCCGAAGTGCTTGCTGCTGACTCAATATGAAGTAATATTACTTTGTCTATTCTTTGAGTGTTTTCATCACTATTATAGTTAGAGTATTCGTTATCATATACTATTGTTGACCCATTCATTATTCTATAAGCAGACCCTTGATTTGCAGCGCCATATACTTCGCCAGCAGCATAAACCCACATATGTAGCTTACTTGTTGCAAACTTTGGTGTAATTGTAATTGTCTCACCAGAGTCAACCCAAGTTCCACTACTTGATGTAGATAAAAGAGTAGAATTGGAACTATCAACAGTCTGAATAACATGGCCTGGAGCAGTAAGCGTCTGCCCAGAAGGTATAATAATCTTATTGGCATTACCGCCAGAGCTAAGACCTTTTAGATTTTCTACATGTAAAGTACTCATATGATTGTCAAGTTCCCACTAACTGTAAGCGTCACACCAGATGTTACCGAAAGAGGTCCGTTACAACTGGCGTTCTCTGTGCTTGCTATGGTTACGTTATTAGACAGTGTTTGATCATTAGTCTGAAACAATGCCAGTTTAGTTTTGTGTTGCTCACTATCAAACAGGGTAGCTCTGATACTAGCTGCAAATGTGCCGCCACCTGAAAGTGTAGGTGCATCCGCTACGCTGAATATGTTGTGAGATATAATAGTTATCTCATCGTCTAATGCAGCAGCAGCGCCTAACACCACTGTAGTTCCTGTGGTAGCTGTGTAGTCAGCAGGTTGTAACAGTATTCCGTTTTGATATACGTCTACATTTCCAAGAGAGTATACAGCATTAAATGTAGTTTGTCCAGCAGTAGCTGTATATGTGTGCGCTCTTCTTGTACCTTCGGTTAGTGTCTGTCCTATGTATGCCATATGTTCCTCCTAACCTACTAGATATCCGCTAAAAGCATTCCAAGTTGCACCAGCACTGAAACCATTTGATCCTGAGTAATTACTGTATGACCACAATTCTACATAATCGTTAGCATCTAGTTTCATTGTAGATGATACAATATATTTTAAATCACTGGTGCCATCAGAGTAATCAACCTGACCGTATATATAAGCAGAACCATTTACATACAAAGCCACTCTAAAAAGGTTTCCAGCAGGTATATAATATCTATTCACACCACCATCAAAATGGTAAACTCCTGATATAGGAGCAGTAAACCTATGATTTGATGTGCTATAATGACTACCAGTATTCCATCTTGTCCCGTCTAAAATAAGTTTTTCCCAATTTGCAGTAGTTGTAGTATAGTTACTTCCTGCACGATATGCTAAAAAACTAGGCTGACTAGGCATTGTCACACGGCTACCGTTATCAAAAGCTACATCTTTAGTTCCGTCATTCTTTATTCTAATAGCATACTCATTGTTTGCACCAATATATAACTCATCACCAGTAGCGGCAGTCATCATTAATGCGTTTGTGCCACCGTCCTTTATAAGTAGTGAGCTATCTGCATCAGGGTTTACCGTTACTGCCCCTCCAACAGTCAAAGCACCCGTCATAGTATCGCCAGCGGTGTTTACAAACCGTGTTTCGCCAGTAGCTAAATCTTTAGACTTACCCATTAGGTAATCTCCAATATACTCATCATTACGTCACAAGAGGAGGCTGCACTTGATGTCACTTTAATGCTATCGCCTGTTTGTAAAACGACCTTTTGATCACCTCCAACGACAACAAGTGAGCCTCCGCTAGGTACGGTAGCTGTCTTAACTAAGAACGTATCATTAGATCCATCGTTGTGTGTTACGTCAACTGTGATAGCTGCAGTAGTTCTGTTAGCACAAGACAACCCAATAACGGTTGTGGCTGTGCTGCCACCCACTGTGTAGCTTCCCACCGTAACTGCTGATGTACCTATGCTACGTGAAGTTTTTCTAAGAAATGTATTTGCCATATTGCTATCCCAAAGCTATCGCTAGTGCAACAGCAGAACCTGCTGCATCAAAAGCTGTGGATGCCGCTATACGTGCATCTGCTCTAGCGTTTGTGAAGTATAAATTAGAAGATCCTTCTGATAGATCATCTGTGTCGTGATTACCAAAAGAGATTATAGAGTTTAGATCGTGATCGTTAGATGCAGGATCAAGGTGAGCAGCAACACTAGCAGGTAAAGTTATGAATACAAACTTAGTTCCTGCTGAGAAGTTTGTTGCTGATCCACTGTTTGAACTTGATAGTACTGTAGTTCGTGCAAGAGTATTAGTGCCACTGTATGTACCTAGTCCTACCTCCCACTCATCTGTGCCATTAGCTGTATGCACAATAGCGTAGTAAGTCGTATCATTTGTAGACATGACTGATGCAAATGTATCGAAGGTAGCACTTGCTCCTCCGAGGGTTAGACTAGATGTTCCTGTAGTAGTCGTGGTTTCACGTACACGATCTTTTAGTACTAATGCCATT